CCTATAGAAAAAAGGAAGAAGCATTCAAATGGCTTCGTGATAACGGCCTGGGTGATCTTATTAAAAATGAGGTCACTGTTTCCTTTGGTCGTAACGAGGATAACAAGGCAGCAGAATATGCTGTCCTTGCGCAAGGTCAAGGCTATCAACCGACCCAAAAGTTAAAGGTTGAACCTATGACACTTAAGGCATTGGTCAGGGAGCGTATCGAAAAGGGTCTCGATATGCCCTCTGATCTATTTAATGTGTTCGCAGGAAACAGAACTAAAATAACACGTGCATAAAGGAGTAAAAAATATGTCACAAGAACAAGTAACAAAGAAACAAGAACCAAGGACTAATAATGCAATGACTGAAAAAGTTAATGCAGGTGCGCTATCTGTAAATATATTTGAAGCAGATGCAAACCAAGGAGTGGAAAATCTAACTCATGAAGATTTAGCATTACCATTCTTAAAAATACTAGGACAATTATCTCCAGAAGTTAATAAAAGAGATGGTAAATATGTTCAAGGTGCTGAACCTGGAATGATTTATAACTCTGTAACTGGAGAATTGTTTGATGGAGAAAAAGGAATTGAAGTCATTCCTTGTCATTACAAATTAGAGTATATTGAATGGCAAGATAGAGGCGAAGGTTCCGGTGCTCCAGTAGCAATTCACCCATCATCTAGTGATATACTAACTCAAACAAAAAGAGATGCCTCATACAAAGATAGATTACCTAATGGTAATTATATTGAAAAAACTGCAAGTCATTTTGTAGTTGTTTTAGGTAATACTCCATCTACAGCTTTAATTGCCATGAAATCAACACAGTTAAAGATTAGTAGAAAATGGAATAGTATGATGGCAAGTATTAAAATGAAAGGCAAAAACGGAATGTTCACACCAGCATTCTTTAGTCACACATACAATTTGAGAACTACTCAAATGTCTAATGACAAAGGAACTTGGTTTGGATGGGAAGTTAGCAAAGTTGGTCCAGTACAAGATACTGCAATATACCAACAAGCTAAATCTTTTGCTGAAAGTATATCTAAAGGTGATGTCAAAGTTAAGCATGGTGAAAGTACAGATAGTACTAAATCAGAAGCTTCTCACTTTTAATCTACCCAATATATTGTGGGCGAGCAATCGCCCACATAAACTACAAACAGTTTAATAATGGATAATAAAGAAAGAAAATTTATAGAGACGTTTACAGGTTTGCAAAGAGCATTTGGTACTGCAGACCTAACAAAACTATCCATTGATCCAAGCACAGGTAAGGCTAGACCAGTTTATGGTTGGTCTCATGATGAGATTACTGAAAAAGATTATTTAGATCATTTAAACGGTAGACAATCTATTGGTATTCAACCGTGTGATGATAAAGGTATGGCAAAGTTTGGTGCTATAGATATTGATGACAAACAACATAGTTATTCTAATTTTCCATACAAAAAATATTTAGATATTATTGCTGAACATAAACTACCAGTTGTTCCAGTTAAATCTAAATCAGGGGGATTACATTTATATTTATTTGTTAAAGAACCAATAAGAGCTGTTGCAATAAGAAATTTTTTAGAGGGATTATTATTTACATTAAAACTTCCAACCAACATTGAAATATATCCTAAACAAACTGAATTAGGTAAAGACTCAGAAGGTAAATGGAATATGGGTCAATACATTAACCTGCCATATTATAATAAAACTGAAAGAGTTGCATTTAATTTAGATGGTACAACATTTACTTTCGATCAATTTATAAGTGTAGTTGAAGCAAATACATATAGTGCTGACGAATTAGAAGAGTTTACATTAGAACACACTAGATCTTTATTAAATGGTGGTGGGGAAGAATTTAATGATGGTCCACCTTGTCTTGCAATATTAACTAAAAATAAATTAAGAGATGGTAGAGACAGATTTTTATATAACTATATGGTGTTTGCTAAAAAGAAATATCCAGACGATTGGGAGAAAATGGTTATTGCAGCACCTGGTAAATATTTTGAACCCGGTGCTAATGATGTAATAGATTGGACAGAAGAAAAAACTAAAAAGAAATTAAAATCTTGGGTAAGAGAAACTAAAGGACATACTTGTACTGAAGATCCAATACAACCAGTGTGTATGAAAGCAGAATGTAGAAAAAGAGCTTTTGGTTATTTATCAGATAAGAAAAGAGTTTTTCCAGCGTTATCGGGATTACAAAAAATAACTTATGCTGAACCACAGTATACTTTCAATGTTACTTTATCTGATGGTCAAACTACAAAAGAAGTTAGAGCAAAAAATATAAGACAAATAATAGAGTTAGATAATATAAGAGCAATCATTGGTGCGGCTGCAGATATGATTCCACCAAAAATAAAACAAAATGAATTTCAAGATATATTGGATAATTTATTCCCACCAAAATTAACAACACCTCCACCTAAAGGTACTTCAGATGAAGAGTTGTTAGAAGAGTATCTATCTAAATATTTACATGGACCAAAAGCAACTACATATGCAGCATTTAAAACTGGAGCTGTATTAATAGAAGGTAACGAAGGTTTTTTTGTTTACTCAAGTTTTTTTGATTCTTTAAAAAATAAAGAATGGAAAATGGATAGAAAAATAACTGCAGAACAAATGACAAAATTATTTGATGCAAAATTTGGTGTAAGTAAAAGATTTCCAAAAAAAGATGGAGATACTAATTCTTATAATCCAATTAATGTAACTGTAGTATCTTTAGATAAGTTTCCAGGATTACTTTCTGATGAAAAACCACAAGAAAGAGTAATTAATAATACCAGGGGAGAAAATTTTTAATGATTAAAAAAATTTTTGGTCCTCCAGGTACAGGAAAAACAACTACATTATTAAATTTAGTAGATGAATATATTAAAAAAGGAACTTCTTTAAATAGAATAGGCTATTTTGCATTTACTAGAAAAGCAGCTAACGAAGCTAAGGATAGAATGTTAGAAAGAAATCCTGAATTAGATAAAAAAGATTTGATATATTTTCAAACACTACATTCATTTGCTTTTCACACATTAGGTATGAGTGAAGAATCTGTATTACAACCAGTACATTATGAACAGATAGGTAAGGAATTAAATTTAAGAGTTACAGATACTGGAGATGGGTCTGGTTATTTAAATTTTAATAGTGAGTATTTTAAACTTATAAATAAGGCAAAAGTAAAAAATATTTCTCCTGAAGAAGAATTTAATACAAATGAATGGAGTAATGAAATTGATTATGAAACTTTAGGACATATCTATTTAAATTATAATCATTTTAAAGGTGACAACCTTTATGATTTTAATGACATGATCACAAAGTTTGTAAATGAAAAAGAAAAATGTAAAGAGTTTGATGTAGTGTTTATAGATGAAGCTCAAGATTTATCTCCAATACAATGGATGATGTTTGATGTATTAAAAGAAAAATCAAAAGATATTTATTTAGCAGGAGACGACGATCAGGCAATCTTTGCCTGGGCTGGAGCAGACGTTAATAGATTTATAAATGAACCAGCAGAAGAAATAGTATTACCTTATTCAAATCGAGTACCAAAAAACATACAGGATTTAGCTAACGTTATTGTTAGTAGAATAGAAACTAGAAAAGAAAAACAATATTTTCCAAAAAAAGGATCAGCTGGAAATGTTGAATTTATTTATAATATTGAACATATTGATTTAACAAAAAACAATTGGTTAATACTAACTAGAACCACTTATAGATCTGATGAAATATCCAAACAATTAAGATCAAATAATTTATATTTTAAAGATAGGTTTGGCAAGAGTTACAATGTAAGATTATACAAAGCGATACTAAACTTTAGTGAATTATGTAAAGGTAATTTAATTAATTTAGCAGATGCAAAAGAAATACATGAATATTTACCAGACAATCCTTTTTTTAAATTTAAAGAAAATAAACAATATTATAACATGGATGATTTTGGTTATGGTAAAGATGCGCTTTGGTATAATTTATTTACAAGAGCAGACCAGGATGAATGTTTTTATATAAGAACAATGTTATCTAATGGAGATAAATTATCACAACCTCCAAGAATAGAAGTGTCCACTATTCATGCAGCAAAAGGTGGTGAGTGTGAAAATGTTATTTTAGTATTAGACAACGCTAGAAAAATTAGACAATCTGTAGAAAACAATATTGATAAAGCAGATGAAGAACATAGAGTTTGGTATGTTGGCTCAACTAGAGCCAAAGAAAACCTATACTTATTAAAACCAAAGAAGGAACGTTATGGTTATTCTTTGTAGTTTTAAACAGAACGGGATAGAGGGACAGTTTCCGTGGAGAGTGGTAGCTTCAAGTTCTAACGGACGAAGTTGGTTCGGGGCCTCAATTCCCAATTATTATATTACCCCGTTAAATCAACAACTACCACATTATAAAGGAGAAAAATATGACACATAAAGATGACATGGAAAAAATATTTCCACAAGATAAGCAGATAGGTGGGAGCCACTACAAAGACTTTCACATACAGCCGTATGAATTTATTTCTAAGAATGACCTTTCCTTTTTCCAGGGAAACGTTATAAAGTACGTGTGTAGATATTTGAATAAAAATGGCATAGAAGATTTAGAAAAAATAATTCATTATTGCGAATTAGAGAAAAAGAAATTGAAAGACATGGATCATGGCAAAAGAAAAAGGTAGACAATGGGATGGTAAATCCAGACCGACTAACGATGTTTATAAAAAACGTTGGGAGGAAATTTTTGGTAAAAAGCAACAAGAAGAATTAGATAAAGAAGATCAAGAATATCTAGATTCATTAAAGGAAAAAATATAATGAAAGTACCTATATTTACAGCACAAACAGAATGGATAGAACCGGAAGAGTTTCCTGACTTAAGATCATATGAAGAGATTGCAGTTGACTTAGAAACAAGAGATCCAAATTTAAAAACAATGGGATCTGGATCCGTTATAGGTGAAGGTGAGGTTGTAGGTATTGCTGTAGCTGTAGCAGGTAGAAAATTTTATTTTCCAATTGCTCATGGATCGGGGAGCAACATGGATAGAAAAAAAGTATTAGCATGGTTTGCTGATACTATGGCATCTCCTTCTATAAAAATATTTCATAATGCTATGTATGATGTATGTTGGATACGTAATTTAGGTATAA